CTATGAAACTTGTTAAAGAAATAGACAAGCCATTAAATAAAATGTTTCCAACTGTAAAAACTATTTTTAATCAATCTACAGGTAAAGAAAAAGCAGAGGTACTTGAAACTATTAATGATGCTATGTTTTCTGGTGATTTAACTAAAGGTATCAAGGACGATATAGTAATTGATCTTACAGAAAAATTAAAAGTAAAAGGATTAAAACAACCAGAGATTAATCAATTGTTTGGTACATTAGGTAAAGCAAGAAATGCTTTCACTACTCTTATCTCAACAGCTACCAAGCTAGGTGGTGACATGTCAAATGTTACACCTTTAAAATCAATCATGGGCCAAAGGGTAAAAGATTATTTAGGTGGTACATACAGAGTCTTTGAAGACAAACCTGTATTACCATTTGTTAGATACACACCAACCAATGAAGCTTACAAAAATGCTAGAGATTTATTTGTAAGATATGCAGCTAAAGCTGGTAAACCTTTTGAAAGTGTTAACCAAGTAGATGAACAATTAAATAGATTAATAGATACTGCACTTGCAGCTAAGAAACCAAACGAGTTACCATTTTTTAAATACACATCTAAAACTGCAGAAAATGATGATGGTTTAACTAAAAAATTTTTTAAACAAGTATTAGTAAAAGATGCTGAAGGTAAAATACTAACCGGTAAAAGAAGAGCTTCTGCATTAAGAGGTGCGGGTAGAAAAGGTGACATCATTGAACCAATTGGTAAAGGTAGTAAAATATTTAGAGAATTTTTTGGTGAAATGTCTGACCCTAGATTTTCACTATACAATGGTATGACAAGACTATCTACTGTTGCTAGAAAAAATCAAATGTTTCAAAGATTGGATGATCAAGATTATTTTAGAAAACAAGCTGTAAGAAAAATAGAACAAGCTGGAGGAACCGTTGCACCAGGAACCAAAGGTTTTTTCTTTGGAACTAGAAACGCAGCAGAGAATGCCTTACCCAACCAAGAGATTGTAAAGCTAGATGATTACGTAGCCAATGCATTTAAAGATGACTATGCTGTCAACCCTTTAGCTGGTAAATATACATCAAGAGCTATTGCAGATGGATTATCTGAGAGTGGTAAGATTTTAAAATTTTTATTTGAACCAAGAAAAGATGCAACAGGTGTTGAGAAACTGGCAACATGGGGCTATCGTAATTTAATTTTATTTCCAAAAGCTGCATCACAGGTAGCTAAAACAATTCTTGCACCGGTAACTCACTTTAGAAATATATTTTCTGCAACAGGATTCTCTGCAGCCAATGGTATATTTTTTGAAAACCCTGCAGTAGTTGCTAAAGCTTTTAATGAAGCATTAAAAACAACAGATATAGGTGCAGGTCTTAAAACGTTTGCATCTAAATATACTCCATACAAATACAGTAAAGAAGAATTTGAACAGGCCTACAGGAAGTTTCTAAGATTAGGTGTTGTTAACTCACAAACAAACGTAAACGATTTTAGAAATATATTAGGAGACATAGGTTATGGTGGTAATTTAAATTTAGAAAAACCATTAGAGTCTATGGGTAGAAAACTTTTAGGTTCAGCTGGACGTGGAGCTAAAGCTGTTATGAAAGGTGCTGAAGACTTATACACAGCTGAGGATGATATGTTTAAGATAGCTAACTATGTTGTTGAAAGATACAGATTAAAAAATGCATACACTAGAGCTGGTAGAGAATTTACAGAAGAGATGTTAGATAATGAGGCAGCGGATATTGTAAGAAACACAGTTCCAAACTATGCTTATGTATCAGATACTGTTAGAGCATTAAGACGTCTACCTCTTGGTACCTTCATGTCTTTCCCATCTGAGATATTAAGAACAACAACTAACATCGGTCAAAGAGCTATCAGAGAAATAAAAGATCCAGCTTTAAGAAACATTGGTATTAAAAGATTATTAGGTATGACAACTGTATTAGCTGCAGCTCCTTATGGAATACAAAAAGGTTTCCAATCTTTATACGATGTTACCAACGAAGAACTTGAAGCTATCAAAAGATACTTACCTAAATGGTCAGAGAACTCAACTATCTTACCTATTAGAGATGAAGAAACAGGTGAATTAAAGTACATCGACTTCAGTCATGGTAATGCATACGACATAGCTATTAGACCATTACAAACTTTATTAAATAATATTCAAAATGGAATTGAAGATGAAGAAGTTTTAATGCAAGGTTTACTAGAAGGTATGGCTAAATCTGCTGGTGAACTTGCATCACCATTTATATCTGAATCTATCTACACAGAAGCATTAACAGATTTAACATTAAGAAATGGTGTAACAGACGATGGTAGAGCATTATGGAATGATAATACTCCCGGTGGTGATAAAATTAAAATTGGTATTGATCATCTTGCAGAATCAATGCTACCTTTTTCATATCCACAGTTAACAAGATTATATCAAGCAGCTATGGATAAACCATCAGGTCGTGGGGAGTTCTTTGAATTACCTGATGAACTTTTAGGTTTTGCTGGATACAGAGCTGTTAAGTTAGATCCTGTTAGATCGATGGGATTTAAGATTGCTCAATATCAAAGGGGACTTAGAGAAGCTAGAGGTTTATTTACAGGTGGTGCAGATTCATTATTAGCTGGAGGACCTAAAACTCCTGTAGAGGTTATTGATAAATTTATCAAAGCAAATGAAGCAAGATTTAATGTACAAAAAAATATGTTAAAAAATCTTGAAGCTGCAGACATACTAGGTGCAGATGAAGATGATATATTTAAAGAGTTTAGAGATAGACAATTAAGAGGAGATTACAGAGATCTAACTAATGATAAATTTGATCCTTATTATCCATCTAGAAATATTAGAAAAGAATTTGAAGAGATTGCAGAAAGAATTGGAGAAGAGAATCCATTTGAAGAAGTAGAAGATATACTATTAGATATTAGAGATGATCTAAGGGACCTATCTTTTCAAGATCAATTTGATATTGATATTACAGATTACATAACAGATGATATGTTTTCTGATGCAGGTATAGTAACACCACCTTTACCAGGTGCAGTGACTTCAGCTATGCCTAATCCACAAGTAATACAAACAGCTCAATCTAACATAGCAAATGTGCCAAATAATGGGGGATTGACAGCCACAGAAATGGCATTATTATCTCCAGAAGAACAACAAATAAGGTTAAGACAACGTGGAATGATTTCATAATGATTGAACCAGAAACTCAAAGAGAACATATTATCTCGTTACAAGGACATATGACAGGTATGAAAAAAGATTTAAAACATCTTCATGAAGATGTAGAAAAATTGGGCGGCAAGATAGACAAGATCTATTGGGTAGTTTTGGCTACGGTGGGGGCTGTAGCTTTTCAGTTGTTAGAAAAATACGTTTTTTAAATCCAAGCTTTTAAGTCTTCGCCCATAATTTCAGTGGCGATATTTACTTTGCTACGTAAAGCTTTAACAATTTTTGTATCAACAGTATCTTCAGTTATAATATCAATATAAGTCATTGGATATTCCTGTCCAATACGATCTATTCTAGCTTCTGATTGTAATCTTTTTTCAAGATCATAACCATTTGAAAAATAAACCATTGTGCTGGCAGCAGTTAATGTGATACCATAACCACCGGTTTGAGTAGTACCTACAAAAAATCTACACTTGTCATCTTCTTGAAATCTCTTTATATTATTTTGTCTTTTTTCCTGTGGTGTTAAACCATAATAATCTACGACAATATCATCTCGTTCATATTTTTTTCTAATAGCTTTCATAATTGTATCTACATCTTTTTGATAGTTAGACCATATAACTACTTTACCTTCTACCTCAGATAAAATTTCCATAAGTTCTGTTACTCTGTGATTAGGTATTTCTTGTATAGATCCATCATCAGCTGTGAAATGACCACATGTAATTTGATGAAGTCTCATTAACTGCACCATAACATTATTAGTAGTTAAGGCTTTACCTTCTAGTTCAGCCATGGCATATTTTTTCATAGCTTTGTAAACTTTTTCTTGTTGAGGTGTCATTGTTATTTGACGTTTCATAAATGTTTTAGGTGGTAAATCTAGGCAATCATCTTTTAATACACGCATAGAAAAAGGTTCAATCAATGATGATAACTCTCCAAGATTTCTATGTCCTACAACTACGTTAACACTACGAGAACCTAAGTTAATAGATTTCATTACAGAGTATCTAGCTCTAAAATCATAATAAGAATCTGTCTTTAAGAGCCAGGAACCAAGAAACTCACATTGACTAAATAAATCTAATGGTGAATTAGTTACAGGTGAACCTGTTAGTATTCTTCTGTATTTAGCAAGATGTTTTAATTTTAAAATATTTTTAGTTCTATTTGCAGTAGGTGTTTTTATACTTGTAGATTCATCAATTGCCATCATGGCATTATGTGAGTCTAAAAATCTACGTGCAAATTCTTTTCCAAAATCATATGAGAAAGCTTCTACATTCATAATTAATATATGAAATTCTGTACCTGTTTCAAATAAAGTATTTAATTTTTTTGTTTGTTCATGAGTCTTATCTGAAGACTTCCACAAGACTACTTTTCTATTGATATAGTCAGGTAAATGAACAGGGATTTGATCTTCATACCAATTTTTATAAACACCTTTAGGTGCTATTAACAACAAGCCATTAATCTTACCTTGATTGTAAAGCATAGCTGCATTATCAATTAATACTTTAGATTTACCTGTACCCATTTCCATAAAATAGGCAAAGTATTCTTCTTGCCAAGAACGTTCTAAGGCTTTACGTTGATGAGCATAAGGCTCAGTTTTAAACTTATAATTTAACATTTACTTATCTTTCTAAAAAGGTATATAATACATTGAAAGAATAAAGTCAATGCTATTAAAAGATCACCATAAACCCACAGCGGCCCAGAACGACCCAAAAGTATATTTAGTTCAAGAAATACCCGTATGGAGAGAACATGAAAATCCAGAAAAGACTGGTAAACCTAAAGTAGATATTACTCCTGCATTAAAGTATGGCCAAATTAAGATTATGTTTCCAAGATTAAAACAAATGCAATTTTCACCAGGACCAATGGTAATGGAAATAAAAAACTCATTAAAAGATTTTACATCTAATGATTATTTATTATTGTATGGAGACCCTGCAATAATTGGTGTGGTATGTGCAGTGGCTTCAGATATTACAAATGGTAAATTCAAATTATTAAAATTTGATAGAAGACAATTTTCTTATTATCCAATTGAATTAAATATTTTTCAAAACTAGTTGACAATAAAAATTATATCTTTATATAGGATAGTGCAAATATAAATTTAAACTATTAAACTATTAAGGAGTAACATGACAATAAATCTTAGAGCTGATGCACCTGCTCAGGTGACACAGACTGAACCCGAAAAACTTTCACAACAAATAAAAACTCTTCAAGATATTCAACAAGAGATAGATAATCACAAAGCTAAAATAAAAGAATTAGAAGAAAGAGAAAAACATTTTTCTCAAGTCGTAATTCCTGACATGATGAATGCGATGAATCTTAAAACTATGAAATTAAAAGATGGTTCTGAAATAGAAGTATCTAATAAATTTTTTGCTTCTGCGTTAGCAGCTAAAAGAACAGAAGCATATAACTGGCTTCGAGAAAACGGCTTAGGCAACATTGTAAAAAATGAAATTACAGTGAGGTTTGGTCGTGACGAAGACAACAAGGCACAGCAATATGCTACCCTTGCAAAAGGTCAAGGTTATGATCCGGAACAAAAAGTTTCTGTTCATGCCGGGACTTTAAGAGTTGCTCTGGAGGATCTCCATTCACGTGGTGGAAAAATTCCTTCAGAGTACTTCAGTACGTTTGCTGGATATCAAACGAAAATAACTAACAAACCAAAACAATAGACTAACAAAGGAGAATATATGGAAAGTCAAGTAACAAAGAAAGCTAATGCAGGTGCATTAGCAACTATCAATCTCAGAGCAGACTCTGGTAAAGGAGCTGAAGAGATTAAATCAGATGACGTATCAACACCAATTCTGAAAATCTTACATCAGCTGTCACCAGAATGTAATGAGAGAGATGCCAAGCATGTAGAAGGAGCTAAACCTGGTATGATTTATGCATCAGGGTTTGGTAAACTTATAGATGGGCAAGAGGGATTAGATATAATAATTGCTCATGCTCAAACTAGGTATCCTGAATGGCAGGAGAGAGGCGATAGTGCTTCAGCTCCAGTAGGAACTCATTTAGAGATTCCAGCCGATGCTGTTGAAGAAAAGAACGGAAGATATAGATTACCAAATGGTAACTATGTTGAGAAGACTGCATACTTTTATGTACTAGCAATGGTAGATGGAGAATTAAAACCTGCAGTAATCCCAATGAGATCTTCTAACTTATCTCCAGCGAGGGAACTAAATAACCTTATCAAGAATCTAAGATTCACAGATGATCAAGGTTCATTTAACCCTGCAAGTTATTCAGCTGTGTATAAATTAAACACAATGGGTAAGACTGCGGGTAGCAAAAGTTGGCATGTCTACAAACCATCAAGAGTAAGAAATCTTGATGTAGCTAATAAAGATGATGCGTCTATGTATGAGATAGCAGCACAACTTCAGAAACAAGTTTCTAAAGGAACTGCTAAACCTAAATATGATGCTGGTCAAAAACAAGAAGACATAGTATAATACATTGTTATAACAACGGCGCTGAAGGGAGACTGGAGGCGCCGTATAAATTATGAAAGAATTTAGAAAATATTTTAGTGGACTAGAAAGAGACTTTGGTTTCTGTAATGTTAACAATGGTTATCATGATCCACAAACAAACAAATTAAAATTTGATCCAGGCGATTATGGCTGGTCTAAAAGAAATATATCTGATCAAGATTATCAAGATCATTTAGATGGTAAACGTGCAATAGGTATACAAGCGTGTGATGATAATGGTATGGCAAGCTTTGGTGCAATTGATATCGATCCATCAGATTATTCTAATTTTGATATTCAACATTATTTAAAAATAATCCAAGATAAAAATTTACCTGTAGTTCCAATCAAATCAAAAAGTAATGGACTTCACATCTATGTATTTACAGCAGAAAAAGTACCTGCAACTTTAATTAGAGAGTTTTTACAAAACTTATTATTTTTATTTGGACTATCATCAAAGACAGAAATATTTCCAAAACAAACACAACTAGGAATGAATCAAGATAATGTTAGAACTTCTGGATCATTTATTAACTTACCATATTTTAAAAAGACTGAACGTAAAGCATTGTTACCTGATGGAAGAGAATTAGAGTTTGATGATTTTATAAATGTAGTCAAAGATAATTTACAAACAAAAGAATCATTAAAAGAAGTATCAAATAAAAAAGTAAAAGAAATTTTAACTGGTGGTCCAGAAGATTTATTAGATGGTCCTCCATGTTTACAGATGATATGTAAACAGGTTCAGGAATCAGGAATTAAATTAAAAGATGAAAGAGATAGATTTTTATTTAATTACATGGTGTTTGCTAAGAAAAAATTTAAAGATGAGTGGGGTAAAAAAGTTTTAAACGCTGCAAGAGATTTTATTAAATATGATGAAGTATGGGGTGATGACAAAGTAAATCAAAAAATAAAAAGTTGGAGTAAAGATACAGCTGGACATACCTGTCATGACTTACCTATATCTTCTTACTGTGCAAAAGGAACTTGTCTACGTAGAAAGTTTGGTATTGGTAGTCATAAAGAAAGTAGCTGGCCTCAGATATCAGGTTTAATTAAAATATGTTACAAACCTGATCCAGAATATTTTTTCAATGTAGAATTATCTGACAGTAAAGTAGTACAAATACACGCAAAAACTATTAAAAAGATATCAGAAATGAAAGAGATGAGAGCGCTTATAGCAGATCAAACATCTATATTCCCTCCCATCATTAAGAATAATGAATATCAGCCTATCCTGGACGCTCTATGGGCCACTAAAGAGGATATTAAACCACCTACTGGTACTAATCCTATTGAGATGTTAAAGAAATATTTAGAAGATTATGTAAATGGACCAGAAGCTAAGACATATGCTTCATTCAAAAGTGGTGCTGTATTAAAAGATGATGAGTTTTATTACTTTGACTACGATAAATTCTATGAAGAAATTAAAAGAAATGAATGGAATCAAGATAGACCAAGAACTGGAACTTTGGTTAAAACTTATTTCAAAGGTGAGTTTGGTATTCAAAAAAGATTTCCAAAAGGAGAAAGTGAGAAATCATTTCCACCTGTAAGATGTCTAAGAATACCGGCAGGTGATCTAATGAAAGAAGAAATACCAGATGAAAAAATAATAATAGAAGATAAGGAGAATATAGTATGACGAAAAAAGCACCAAGTGTATTTGTATGTATGCCTACCTATGACACCATGCAAGTATCAACATGTTTATCATTATTAAAACTAATGGATAAATTTACACAAGCAAAAATAAAATCTACTGTAAGCACATTCAAATGTCCTTACGTAGGTTATGGAAGAAATATATTATCAGCATTGTTTATGGAATCAGGATTTGACTATCAGTTATTTGTAGATGCTGATGTTGAATTTGACCCTAAAGATGTAGGCAGAATGATTTTAGCTGAAAAAGATATGGCATGTGTTCCATATAGAAAAAAGACTCATGATAATACAGTTAAATTTTCTGTAGCTTTTGAAAACTTTAATAACATTTCTATAGACAAACTAGGAATGACAGAAATCATAGGAGGACCCGCAGGTCTTACTTTAATTAAAAGAAGTGTATATGAATCTTTAATGCAAAAACATCCAGATTTAAAAATAAATTCTGCTAATGGTATTTCAGATGAAGCTAAAAAGTATATGTATAATTTTTGGGAAAATACTTTTGATTCCAAACAAGGTCATTGGTTTGGAGAAGATGTATCTTTCTGTAACTTAGCTAGAAATGCTGGACATAAATTTTATGCAGTTGTAGATGGTGTAACAACTCATCATGGTAACCATGGATACAAAGGATCTTTAATAGATTCATTTAAAAAAGCTGATGAAAAAACCAATTAAAATATACGGACCACCTGGTACAGGTAAAACTTTTAGATTGATTCGTAGGGTTAATGCTTACATCAGAACTGGTACGCCTTATCATAAGATAGGTTATTTTGCTTTCACAAGAAAAGCTGCAGCTGAAGCTAGAAAAAGAATTGACGTAGATGAAAAGCAAGCTCCATACTTTCAAACACTTCATGCATTTTGTTTTCATTTATTAAATAAAACTGAAGAAGATATTATTCAACCACATCACTATGAAGACTTAGGTAAGATGTTAAATGTAAGAGTTAGTTTTACAGATAAATATAATGAAGAAGAAACACATTTTTTAACTTGCAACAATCCTTATTTTCAAATGATTCAAAGAGCTATTAATAAAAACATAAACATAAGAGAAGAATATGACTTAAATGAGCATGATAGAAAAGATATATACTGGCCTACACTCAAACATATTGATTTAAATTTACAGGAATATAAAAAGAAAAATCATTTACTAGACTTTAATGATCTAATTACTCAAGCTGTTGAGTCTAACAAAATACCTAGATTTAAAGCCATTTTTATTGATGAAGCACAAGATTTATCTCCATTACAATGGAAATTATATGATAAATTAAAAGAACATTGTGACGATATGTATTTAGCTGGTGATGATGACCAAGCTATTTTTGCCTGGGCTGGAGCTGATGTAAATAGATTTATAAAAGAACCTGCTAATGAAAAAGTTTTAAGATATTCAAGAAGAGTATCTAAAGTTGTACAACAACAAGCTCAAATAGCAATAGATCGTATATCAGGCATCAGGAAACACAAAGAATATTTACCTAGAGATGAAGAGGGTCATACACAACATATAAATAATTTAGGACAAATAGATTTAACTAAAGGTAAATGGTTAATTCTTACAAGAACTAAAAGTAATTTATTAGATATTGCAAAAGAATTAAAATCTAAAAATATTTATTTTCAAACTAACAAAGGTAAAAGTTTTAATGTTGGTATGTATAATGCAGCGATGGCTTATACTAAATGGATACGTGAAGGTAGTCTTGAAGACAAAGAGATTAATGATGTCAGAGATTTTATTCCCAATGGGAATTGGAATCCTGAAAAAAATTGGTATGATATTTTCGTTGGTGATCAGAAAGAAATACTTTATATCCGAAATATAATTTCTGCAGGTGAAAAACTTTCTGAAAATGCAAGAGTTTGGTTATCTACAATTCATGCAGCGAAAGGTGGTGAAGAAGACAATGTAATATTATCTTTACACCAAGGAAGTAAAGTACAAAAAAGTATTCGCCTAAGTGTTGACAAACAAGATGAGGAGAATAGAGTGTGGTACGTGGGTATCACAAGAGCAAGAAATAACTTATATAAACTGAAAGCAAAAAAGATATTAAAGGAGTATCAACTATGACAACTGAAGATATATTTAAAGAATCATTTCCACAATACACTCAGGTAGGCGGGAATCACTACACCAAGTTTCCTATTCAACCTTACGAGTTCATTTCTAAAAATGATCTCTCATTTTTCCAAGGCAACGTTATTAAATACGTTTGTAGGTATCAGAGAAAGGGTGGAGTAGAAGATCTAAAAAAGATTGTACACTACTGTCAATTAGAGATGTTAAAAATAAATGATATGAAAAAGAAAAAGTAATGCCTAACAGAAATTTTAAAACAAAAAATATTACAGTGAACAAACATAAGTTTCGTTTAGAAATTTATAATACTCTAGTTGATTGGGAAATATTTCCTCATACTTATGATGGAGCTTTGTATGCGTTCAGTAATAAAAATAAATTAAATAAGTTAATAGAAAAGAAATACGTATTACAAAAATGAAAATACCTAAATACTTAACACAAACCGAATGGGTAATGCCCACTGAATATCCTGATCTAAGAGATTATGACGAGATTGCAATTGACTTAGAAA